CTACTGGAGATAAAACAGTTGCTACAAATGATACACAATCAGATTGTCCAGTTGATTTAGTTGAAACATTAGGATTTGTACAACTACTTGATTCAAATAATAATGCCGATACTTATACATTTGTAAGACAGGATGAAGCACAAATTTATATAAGGTCTGGTAGTGGTAGAAAGATTTATTATATAACTGGAAAACCAGGAGCATATAAAATAAATTGGTATCCTAAAATCCAAGAAGTAGATAATGGTAAGACAATATATTATCCGTACTATAAAAGAGCATTACTTGTTACTTCAGGTTCAGATACACCAGAACCAAACGATCATCTATTCTTAGTACACTATACATTACATTGGTTATACAAAGAAGAAAATCCAGGAATGTCAAGAGAACACTTAGATATATCAGTAAATCTAATAAATAATATGAAATTGAGCAATGATATGGAAAAACCATATCAAGATAGAAGTTATTTTGATAAATTAGAAAGAGGATTTGGTAGATAAATATGAAATTAAATTCATATAATTACAGCACACCAACAAAGGTTACAATAAATGTAGATAAATTTAATGGTGGTGTTAATGTAATACAATCTGATACAAGAATAAGACCAGAAGAATCTTCTGAGTTTCTTAATCTTATGTTAGTTGATGATGGGTTACCTTCTCCAAGATGGGGTACGAAAACCTATGGTGGTGAAATTGTTGGAGCAAAAAGAATTGATGGATTTTCTGAATATATAGCATCTAATGGTACAAGAGAGTTAATAGTTATAGCAAATGGTGTTGTACAAAAGAAAACTGGTAACTCTTGGACAATAATAAATGGTGCTACATTTACAGCAGGTAAGCAAGTTTATTGTATTCAAATAGCAGGAAGATTATACATAACAAATGGTGGTTATGATCCAATGGCTATGTATGATGGAAGTTCACTAACAACATATTCTTCGTTAAATGTACCTTCAAATGTTGTATTAAATAGAGGTGCTGGTTTATCAAGTGGTAATTACAATTATTTTGTACAAATTACATCACTTAATTATATTGGTGAAACAGCAGGTAGCGTTGAGGTAAGTACAACTATAAATATAGCAAGAGAAGATTGGAATGAAGCAGATGAATATATTGATATATCTTGGGACGCCGTTCCTGGTGCAACAAGATACCAAATATATATATCTGATGAATCTGGTTATGAATGTTTACTTGGTGAATCTCAAACTAATTCATTTAGAGATGATAAAACAGCAACAATAAATCCATATATAGAAGTTCCAGATGATAATACAACAGCTGGTCCGAAATTAGGTCCGTTAACACTTTCTGGTAATAGAATGTGGGGAACTAAAGATCCAGATAACAAATACAGAGTTTATTTTACTGGTACTGGTATGAATATAGGTACATTCTCACCATTTTATGGTGGTGGTTTTATTGATTTAGAAAAAGGCGGTAGAACACAACCTCAAATAGTAATGGATTACAGAGATGGTCAAGGAAAACCAAAAGCAACTGTACTTTGTTCAACACCTGAAGGAACTGGAAATGTATGGCAAATATCTTTGATTAGCGTTGATGTTGGAGATACATCTTTTATTATACCCTCACCAGAAAAAGTTACTGGTTCTACTGGTACTAATGCACCATTATCTGCTGTAATTGCTAAAAATGATATTTATTTTTTGAATAAAAGAGGAGTTGATGTACTTGGTAATGAAAAACAATATTGGGGGGTATTAAGAACTAATGAACTATCAGTTAAGATAAGACCATATATAACTTCAATACTTGGTTCTTATATTGATAAGGCATGTGCATATTATTTTGATGACAAGATTTTCTTTTCTGTTTGTACTGATGGAACAGAAAATAATAGAATATTTTTATATGATAGAGAACACAAAGTTTTCTTAAAAGATTGGTCTATAGGAGTTACTCAATTTGGTGAATTTACAGATGAATATGGAGTAACACATTTTCTTGGTGGTTCTACTTATGATGGATATATGATAGAATTTAGTGAAAATATACTTGGTGATAGGGGAGTAGCATTTAGAACAAGATATAGAGGTCCAAGATTCTCTATGAGTAGAGATTGGTCTAAATTTGCAAGATTAAGAATTGCTAAATTTAGATTTGAAGAACCAAAAGGAGCAGTAAATATATCTTTAATTGGTACTGGTAGAAGAAAATCATTTAGTACAATAGCAACTGGAGTTTTAACTACTTCACAATCACTTACTGGTTTGGGATTTGATTTAATTGGTAAGGTAATTCTTGGAGATACAAAAGGAATACCTAAAACATTTTCTTCAAAGAATACACAGAGAAACATAAGACTAAGATATAGGGTTAGAGATATACAAGTACAAATAGAAACAACAGGTTTAGAAAATGGATATAAATTACATAGTTATCGGATAGAAGGACATGTACTTAACATAAAAGATACATCCGATGAAAGGTTATAAATTATGGCACAATTACATAAATTTAGAAAAGGAAAGTCATTATTTGCTACCACACTTGTATCTGGTATAGGTACAGGTTCTGGAGAAACAATTATATTAAATAGTGTTACAGGACTTCCAACAGATACAGAAATAACACTAACATTTAATAGAGTTGATTCTGATGGTAGTGAAAATTCTACCAATGAGGTAGAAAGAATAACAGGAGTAATAAATGGTTCTAATTTAACAAACTATACCAGAGGAGTAGATGGTACTACAGAACAAGCACATTCAGCAGGTACAGTAGTTGAGTATATATGGAATGGAGATGATTTGAACGATTTAGTTGATGGGATATTACAAGAACATAATCAAGATGGTAGTCATAAAACAGTTCTAACAAAGATAACATCTTATACACCAAGTCCAGGTGGGACAGTTGAAATAGACTTATCAAAAGGCAATATTCATTCAATAACAATGCCTTCTGGAAACATTACTCTTACAACTAAAAATGAAACAATAGGACAATGTTTTATGGTTGAAATAACACAAGATGCAATGGGTTCAAGAACAGTAACTTGGTTTGATACGATAAGATGGGCAGATGGTACAGCACCAACTTTAACAACAACAGCAAGTAAAAGAGATGTATTTGGTTTTAGAGTTACAGGAGTTAATACCTACGATGGGTACGTAGTAGGACAAAATATATGAAAACAGTAAGACCAATAGAAAATAATAATAATAAAGATAAAACATATCTTATCTTTCATGTAGTAGGATATGAACAAAAAGACCAATTCGGAAACTTAGAAGATAAAGTAGTAATTAGGTTGATTGATACTACCTATGAATCTGCTCTTAACAGAGCAAAAAAGATTGTAGATAAGCCGTTTTGGTTGTTAGGAGAGGTAGTAGAGTATTATAAGGAAGTGAAATAATGGCAAATATTCCTAAAGATGTAATTTTTATTTGGGCAGGTAACCACGCAGACATACCAGCTGGTTGGGAAAGAGTTACTGCTTTAGATGGAAAATATCCGAAAGGTTCTGCAGATGGAGTTAATCCAAATGGTACTGGTGGTTCTGCTACTCATCAACATACAGGAACTACACACTCACATACGGATAGTCATACACACACAATATCTTTTGCGGCTTCAAATACTCTCTATAATACGGGTAGTACTGCCGCTAATAATATAGACAGTCATACACACCCTGACCTAACATCTGGTGCGGTTGTTGGCGGTGGTTTGTCAGAAGTGGCTTGTACTTATTCGGCGGTCTCAAATGACCCACCTTATTATTCGGTTATCTTTATTAAACCGACTGCACCTAAACCAAGTCTTCCCAATTTAGGTGTTTATTTATACGATGGTTCTGATACAAAATCAGGACACTATGTTTGTGATGGAAGTAACTCAACACCCAATTTAGTAAACAAATACCTAAAAGGTGCGGCTACTAATGCAGACGCTGGAGCGACTGGAGGTTCAACAACTAATATCCATGATTTAACTCATACACATACAGTTGCTTCTCATACACATGCATCTGCTACATCGGGAGCAGCAATTGGTACAAGAAGGCTTGATGGTAATTCTGGTGATTGGGGTTATGCTGTTTATACTCATACACATACTGTTACTATAAGTGGTGCTACTACCAACACTATATCAGGAACACCTCAGTTAACAACAACAGAAACAGTAGAGCCTGCATATAGAAAATTATTAACTGTACAAAATCGTACTGGACACGGTGATATAAGACTTGGAATGATAGGAATGTGGCTTGGAACATTGTCAAGTATTCCTGCAAATTATGTTTTATGCGATGGTGCAAATGGAACGCAGGATATGAGAGGAAAACATCTAAAATCAACTGCAACTACAGGGGAAATAGGAAGTACTGGGGGTTCAAATACGCATACTCACGCTTCACAAAATCATACACATACTTCAAGTGGAACACATACGCATAATGCTCCTACATCTATCGCACACGAAGCTGCGGAATATAGAAATAGTGATAAGTCACGTGGTACTACTACTCAG